AAGTCCTCACTATATAAAGATATTCAGTGATGAGATAAATAATCAGTTTATTAATAACGATATTAATGACCTGCTGCGCGTAGTTTTCCGTCAGGCTCACCGGCAAGAGTCAGTAATTGTCCCTGGTCTTCCTGCAGAATAGTCAGGCGACCACCGCGATTGACATACATCGGCGTTTCGGTGGTGTCTTCTTCGGAAATTTTCCCGCGGTTAGTCGGGCGAACATATGAGAGTTTGTGTTTGATTTTCACACGGTTCTCATCAAATGGTTCGATTTCCAGGTTGAGTGAGACCTTACCTTTGGTTTTCGTGTTCATCACACCGGAAGCGACTTCACTGAGAACTGCGCCGATTTTGGTTTCAAATACGCCGCCGTCCAGCTCCCCGATAAATGCCTGCACATCAGTACTGCGTTCGCTAGCCATTTTGCTGCTCCTCATCATATCGACCCTGCAAGGTCGGTTGGTTTCTCCACAAAACAGAGAAGAACACCTGGGTGGCAGCCGCCCGGATGGATTGGGTTATCAGCTCGTCGTCCGGTGATGCTCTTCTCTGTTTTGTAAAAAGAGCGGTACCAGCCGGAAGCAAGTGTACAAACTGGTACCGCCAAAGCAGTGGCTGTTGTGGTGACCGGTGCTGATCTCCGGCATGCGGTTATTTCAGACTCTCACGGGCATTTAATTGCCCCGCCGAACAGCTCTTTTCTGCAATAGCTGCAATGTCTTTCGCGCATCAGCCTGCGCATTCACCACAACGCTGAGAGCACTTAGCCAGTTACGGCACCACACTTTGTCGCGGTTCCATAAATGCCCTCATCGTTGCACCCTGGTCTCTTCCCAGGCGTCAAACCGAATCGCCACGCTGGTTAGGCGTCTTATCAGCATCATCATTGACTTGCACATTCCGGCTACCTGGTTTGTTTGCCCGAGCAAGGAGTGGATTGTCCCCTTTAACGTCCCCAGACCGCTAACGACGCATGTGCCATACGCCGTGTTACAACCAAATTTTGTTAGTACCTTGTTTGTTTGTCTGGAAAGAAAGATAAAATGAAATTGCGCATTATGCAAGTGTTTTTATTGCGAGATATGCAATTTAATGAGTAATGAAAAGCCACCTTCGGGTGGCTAATTGATGAGGAGGTAAGGGTTAATTGTGTCGCTTAAGGGTTTGTGACTGGCTGATTAAGACCTTTCCAAAGACCATAAACCGGTGTTCATTTTCGCTGGTAATTCCCCATTCACGGTAAATCTGGTTATCAGAAATCACCAGTAGTTTGTCAGGTATCATTTGCAGTCGTTTGACATAAATTTTATCATCAAAACCAAATACATAGATACCATCTCCATCAAACTGATTGATACTGACATCAACGAAGATGAGATCTCCTGGCTCAATGGTTGGACACATACTGTCCCCACGAACGTTGATAACTTTAATGTGATTGGCTGGCCGTCCGCCAAACATCGATACAGCATTATCAGTTCTGTATTCAATGGCATGAATCACATCAATGACATCACCGCCCTGGATAAGGCCATTTCCCGCACTGGCACTGACATCCAGCATTTCAATACGGAATACATCCTTCACCTGCGCAACATCCTCACTAATACTGTTTTTACATACAGTATTACTTTTGAAGTCTGAGGTAAAGAGATCAGCAATATCAACACCTAAGCTCCTGGCAATATTACTCAGGGCTTGTTCAGTGAATTGTTTCTGCTTACCTGTTTCCAGGCGTGAGATATTCGCCGCATCCACTCCTATTGCTTCAGCGAGATCGGCGATTTTCATGTTCTTCGCCTGGCGAAGTTGTCTGACTCGGTTTCCTATGTTCATGCGTTTATTACATTTCTTTATTGCGCGTTAAGCAAATCAACTTGCGCAAAATATTTGCGTGAAATAATATGCTCATCACGCAATATGTGGAGGTTATATGCAATCACCATTACGGAATGTGCGTAAGGCGCACGGATTTACTTTGCAGCATGTTGCTGCTGGCGTTCAGGTCAATCCAGCGACGCTGAGTCGTATTGAAAGACTGGAACAAATTCCATCTATCGATCTTGCAGAACGTCTGGCCAATTTTTTTAAGGGTGAAATCAGCGAAATGCAGATTCTTTATCCGGCACGTTTTCAATCTAGCCAAAACCAGAATGGGTTTAAACCACAGGAACAGGAGGTAAGCCGTGGGTAATCATCACTGGAAAGTGGAAAAACAGCCTGAGTGGTACGTGAAAGCTGTCAGAAAAACTATCGCGGCGTTGCCGGGGGGGTACGCTGAAGCTGCTGAGTGGCTGGATGTAACAGAGAACGCTTTATTCAACCGCCTTCGTGCAGATGGCGATCAGATTTTCCCGCTGGGATGGGCAATGATTTTACAGCGTGCTGCTGGCACTCACTACATTGCGGATGCTGTCGCACAGTCTGCTGGTGGGGTGTTTGTATCACTTCCAGAAATTGAGGAAGTAGAGAACGCTGATATCAACCAACGTCTACTGGAAGTTATTGAACAGATCGGGAGTTACTCAAAGCAGATTCGTTCGGCAATCGAAGACGGGGTAGTGGAGCCACATGAGCAGACAGCAATTAATGATGAGTTGTATCTGTCGATTTCGAAGCTCCAGGAACATGCGGCACTGGTCTACAAAATTTTCTGCGTTCCAGAAAAGAGTGACGCCCGCGAGTGTGCAGCTCCGGGCGTCGTGGCGTTTTGTGTCTGTGGAGAAACTAACGCATGAACAGTTTAACAACACACTACCGTCGTTCGCAACTGATTGCGCTTCCTGTACCGGGTGGAAAAGCGAAGGTGGAGTATTGCTATGCAGTGAATGTACCAGGTGATAGGGAAATTGTAACCCACAGCTTTGCAGAGTGGGCTGTGGGTGATTTCAACCGGCAGAAGGAGACAGTCCTTTGCGACAAGTTAACCGCTGGTTCAAAGATCACTACGGAGTGCCCGTCAGAGTCATTCGTTGGGAGCCGGAAACACAACGGGTTATCTACCTCCGTGAAGGCTATGAACATGAATGCTTCAGTCCGCTCGAACAGTTTCGTCGTAAATTCAGGGAAATAGAGGTCGGTCATGAGCCTGTTAATGACATCCCAGCCCATTGTGATAAATCGTGATCTTGCATGCCGTATTGGTCTGAATGAGGCAATTGTGTTGCAGCAGCTTCATTACTGGCTGAATGAAACGAATTCAGGCACTGAGCATGGCGGAATTCGCTGGGTTTATAACACGACAGAACAGTGGCTGGAGCAGTTTCCGTTCTGGTCAGAGTCCACTCTGAAACGCACATTTGCAAGCCTGAAATCACTTGGGGTTTTGCGTCGCGAGCAACTCAATAAATCGAAGCGTGACATGACCAACTTCTACACGATCAACTATGAAAGTGAGCTTTTAGAAGAGGTCAAAGTGAACGAATCCATCAGGTCAAAATGCACTTCTCCATCGGGTCAAAGTGACCTGATGGATGAGCGCAAAATGACACGATCCATTGGTTCAAAACGACACGCTGTCATCGGGTCAAAATGGCCCAATGATCTTACAGAGAATACAACAGAGATTACTACAGAGAATAAAACCTCTTCTCGTCCGGACGCTTCGCAACCGGACACGCAGATGGCTGAACAGGATTTTTTAACTCGCCATCCTGATGCGGTTGTATTCAGCCCTAAAAAGCGCCAGTGGGGAACGCAGGATGATTTGACCTGCGCACAGTGGCTCTGGAAAAAAATCATCGCTCTGTACGAGCAGGCCGCCGAATGTGACGGCGAAGTGGTACGTCCTAAAGAACCGAACTGGACAGCCTGGGCAAACGAAATTCGCCTGATGTGTGTACAGGATGGGCGTACTCACAAACAAATCTGCGAGATGTACAGCCGCGTCAGCCGCGATCCGTTCTGGTGCCGTAACGTGCTCAGCCCGTCGAAGCTGCGGGAAAAATGGGATGAGCTTTCCCTGCGCTTATCGCCGTCCGTCAGCACGTACACAGAAAAACGCGAAGATCCGTACTTCAAAGCCAGTTACGACAACGTGGACTACAGCCAGATCCCGGCAGGATTCAGGGGGTGATCATGAGTCTTTTGAATGAAGTTCAGAAATTCATTGAAGCCCATCCGGGGTGTACTTCCGGAGACATTGCGGATGCTTTTTACGTGGGGGCTTAATGAGTAATAAATATTGTCAGGCGCTGGTGGAGCTGCGGAACAAACCATCCCATGAACTGAAGGAGGTGGGCGATCAGTGGCGCACGCCGGACAGCATTTTCTGGGGAATTAACACCTTGTTTGGCCCGTTTGTTCTGGATCTGTTCACTGACGGTGATAACGCCAAATGTGCCGCGTATTACACGGCGGAAGACAACGCGCTGGCGCATGACTGGTCAGAACGCCTTGCGGAGCTTAAAGGTGCTGCCTTTGGCAATCCCCCATACAGTCGCGCCAGTCAGCATGAGGGGCAATACATCACCGGCATGCGTTACATCATGAAACATGCCAGTGCCATGCGTGATAAGGGCGGGCGCTATGTTTTCCTGATCAAAGCTGCCACCAGCGAAGTGTGGTGGCCGGAAGATGCGGACCATATTGCTTTTATTCGCGGGCGTATTGGTTTTGAACTGCCTGCCTGGTTTATCCCGAAAGATGAGAAGCAGGTGCCGACAGGCGCTTTCTTCGCTGGTGCTATTGCTGTTTTTGACAAGACCTGGAAGGGACCGGCAATCAGCTACATCGGGCGCGATGAACTTGAGGCATGTGGTGAGGCCTTTCTGGCGCAGGTTCGCCAGCAGGCAGAAAAACTGGTCAGGGAGATGGTGGCATGAAGCTGATCCTGCCTTTTCCGCCCAGCGTGAACACGTACTGGCGACACCCCAACAAAGGGGCGTTTGCTGGTAAGAGCCTGATAAGCGCGGCGGGGCGCAAATTCCAGAGCGCGGCGTGTGCAGCAATAGTTGAGCAGTTACGTCGTCTGCCAAAACCAACGTCGGCACCTGCTTCAGTGGAGATTGTGTTGTTTCCTCCGGATAACCGGATCCGCGATCTGGACAACTATAACAAGGCGCTGTTTGACGCCCTGACCCACGCGGGTGTGTGGGAAGACGACAGTCAGGTGAAAAGAATGCTGGTGGAGTGGGGACCGGTTATCCCGGAAGGGAAGGTCGAGATCACTATCAGTAAGTACGAGAAAACGGCGGGTGCAGCCGCCTGATCAAGAGGAGAAACGAAGTATGAATAATCTGATGGTCATTGATGGTATTGAAGTTCGTCGTGATGCTTATGGGCGTTACAGCCTGAACGATCTGCATCGCGCAGCAGTAGCATCTGGTGCAAATGCCAGAACCAAGGAGCCAGGAAAGTTTCTTTCCAGCCAACAAACTGTTGAACTTGTTCATGAATTGACCAACACCCAGAATTTGGGTGTTGACCCGGTGAGTGTGATTCATGGGGGAAATGAACGGGGAACGTATGTCTGCAAAGAACTGGTGTATGCCTATGCAATGTGGATCAGCCCGTCATTCCATCTGAAGGTGATCCGTACTTTCGACATGGTAACCAGCGCACCGGAAAAATTATCCGGACAGGCTGCTGACAAGATGCAGGCTGGTGTGATTCTGCTGGACTTTATGCGCCGGGAATTAAACCTGTCTAACTCTTCAGTGCTTGGTGCCTGCCAGAAACTCCAGGAGGCTGTTGGCTTACCGAATCTGGCACCGCGCTATGCCATTGATGCTCCTGCTGATGCACACGATGGCTCAAGTCGCCCCACGCTGTCGCTGAGTGCACTGCTGAGGCAGTATGGTATCCGCCTGACGGCTAATCAGGCATATCACCAGATGGTGACGCTGGGGATCGTTGAACAACGCGAACGATACAGCCGTACCGCGATTAACAACATCAAAAAATTCTGGTCGCTGACGGCGAAAGGCTGCATGTTCGGCAAGAACATCACCAGTCCTGCAAATCCGCGCGAGACGCAGCCGCATTTCTTCGAATCCCGATTCCCTGAGCTGTTAAAGCTGCTCGATACCGTTCATTGAGGTGACCGTGAGAGCACTACTGACCCCTGAAATTGCCCCGCGTATGGGGATTGTATTGTTCAGGCCAGGTTCAGAGCTGATGCCCCTGTTTATGCAGGGGCGTGTCCTGCTGGAGCCTGAGCCGGAACGTTATTCATCTTTCGCCAGTGGTGCCGTTCCGGCGGCATCACAACCGCTGGCGGATGATCCTGCCGTTCGGGCCGTGTTCCGCAATGAGGCAGTGATCCGTCGTGCTGGTGGCGTGGAATGTCTTGAAAGCTGGTTACTTCGTGAAAAGGGCTGTCAGTGGCCTCATTCCGACTGGCACAGCGAGAACATGACCACAATGCGGCACGCTCCGGGAGCAATTCGTCTGTGCTGGCACTGCGATAACCAGCTGCGTGACCAGTTCACGGAACGGCTGGAATCAATGGCAACGGATAACTGTGCCCGCTGGGTGTTGTCTGTCGTGCGTCGGGATCTCGGTTTTGATGACAGTCACGTTGTGACAATGCCGGAACTGTGCTGGTGGCTGGTTCGTAATGATTTGGCGGATGCCTTACCGGAAAGTGCAGCCCGTAAGGCACTGAGATTACCGAAGCCTGTTGTGCCATCTGTCACCCGGGAAAGTGACCTTGTGCCTTCGGTTCCTGCCACCAGCATCATCCAGGATAAAGCGAAAAAGGTGCTGGCGCTGAAAGTGGATCCGGAGTCGCCGGAGTCTTTTATGTTACGCCCCAAACGTCGCCGCTGGGTTAATGAAAAGTACACGCGCTGGGTTAAGACGCAGCCGTGCGCATGTTGTGGAAAGCCAGCTGATGATTCCCACCACCTGATAGGCCACGGTCAGGGTGGAATGGGTACAAAAGCGCATGATCTCTTTGTGTTGCCTTTGTGCAGAAAGCATCACGACGAGCTGCATGCGGATACCGTGACATTTGAAGAGAAGTATGGCTCCCAACTGGAGCTGATATTTCGTTTTATCGATCGTGCGCTGGCAATTGGCGTACTGGCGTAAGTGGAGAACGAGCATGAACCTTGAAGCCTTACCAAAATATTACTCCCCAAAATCTCCAAAATTGAGTGATGCCGCACCGGCGACAGGCTCAGGTGGTTTAACGATTACGGATGTGATGGCTGCGCAGGGGATGGTGCAGTCGAAAGCACCGCTTGGGTTTGCCTTATTCCTGGCAAAAGCTGGCGTTCAGGATCCTCAGTTTGCGATTGAAGGTCTGCTCAATTACGCGATGGCACTGGATAACCCGACATTGAACAAATTGAGTGAAGAAATCCGGTTACAGATCATCCCTTACCTTGTGAGTTTTGCCTTTGCTGATTATTCCAGGTCTGCGGCAAGTAAGGCTCGCTGTGAGCCTTGTGCTGGTACTGGATTTCATAATGTATTGCGCGAAGTGGTGAAATACTCCAGAAGCGGGGAGTCTGTTATCAAGGAAGAGTGGGTGAAGGAACTATGTCAGCATTGTCATGGTAAGGGAGAAGTCAGCACAGCGTGCAGAGGGTGTAAGGGTAAAGGTATTGTCCTGGATGAAAAAAGGACCCGGCTTCATGGCGCGCCTGTTTATAAGATTTGTGGGCGTTGCAATGGAAACCGGTTTAGTCGTTTACCAACGACACTGGCGCGGTGTCATGTCCAGAAGCTGGTACCAGACCTGACTGATTATCAGTGGTACAAAGGATATGCAGATGTCATTGATAAACTGGTTACAAAGTGCTGGCAGGAAGAAGCATATGCTGAGGTGCAATTAAGAAAAGTGACGAGATAAATGATTTTCGCCGAAGATGGCGACGTAATGCTTGCATTTTTCAAAAAATATGGATAAAATTTTTTCAACGATGGGCTTTATATACCCGACGTTAAGAAAAAGTAGAAAACCCGCTGATGAGCGGGTTTTTGTGCTTTAGATAGGGTAATAGAGATGTTGAATCTCATTCCGGGATTCATGTTTATTTACTTATTATTTATCGGGTGACTTTGCCTGATGTTTAAAATGTTTTCTTCCAGTACTATGTCCCTAGATACAATGAGTCTGCATATTACATTATTAGCAGAGCTATTACGGTCAAAGTACAGCATAAGCTTTTAAAGCCAATCAACCAGTCATCAAGACAGACGGGGTTATTCATGAAAACTCTCCATGTTTGATTCGATGGGGCCTGAAATTAAAGCTTTAATATAGCTCATGAAAGGTAAACATTGGCAGCTGAAGGGCCACGCAGACCATTTATCCGGCAAAATTCCACGCGTAATCCGGTGGTAATTTCTTCTGCATCGCGGAGATTGAGCGCTGAAACATGAAGCTGGACATCGATACGACCATCGGATGGGGTGATAAGACCCTTGCCGCTTTTGCCGTCAAAGGTTTTGACAATTCCTGTCATTTTACGGGACAAAAAAATTCCTTAATACTGATAACTGGGCGCACTATACACACGTTCCTGAAGAAAGCTATAGTTTTTTGATGGGGTTGAAGATGGCTGGATGTCTAAAATAAACATTGCTTCATATGTTCAACTATGCGTTAATGATTGCGTCGGTTTGAAGAACAGACGATATACGAAGTAGTTTACTAAAGCAGTTCTCATTTCAGGTGTTATTCACTTATTCCTTCTTTGAGTCTCTCCAATTAAGTACGAAGTCGTTTCTGTTATACAAGCCATTTATGCCGAAAGGCTCAAGTTAAGGAATGTAGAATGTCAAATAAAATGACTGGTTTAGTAAAATGGTTTAACGCTGATAAAGGTTTTGGCTTTATTTCTCCTGTTGATGGTAGTAAAGATGTGTTTGTGCATTTTTCTGCGATTCAGAATGATAATTTTCGAACCTTGTTTGAAGGTCAAAAGGTTACCTTCTCTGTAGAGAGTGGTGCTAAAGGTCCTGCAGCAGCAAATGTCATAATTACTGATTAAAATTCATAGTTTGTCTGTATACGATAACGAAGAAGGCTGATGCCTGAGTGGAGATACAGACAGAGTGGTGAATATTGGATCTCTTTAATAAATAGTAAGGAGGTCCAATACATGAAACAATGGCCAGCATATTTGGCAATAACTTAATCAGGAAAAGTATGCTAACCATTGTGGTGAAGTGCAGGTTTGCTGCATGAATAGTTTTACAGCAGAAGCTAACTGCTGGCATAGCAAAACAAAGTGCGTAAGTGGATGACTCCCACAAAAAGTACCACAATATTAAACCCGCTCAGGCGGGTTTTTTATTATCTGCTTTAAATATGTTATTAAAATATAAAAAATACTTGTTACGAATAAAATCAATCAAGCTACAGCTTTAAGATTTGTCTGGAATACTTTGTTGCAATGAGGGCAGATCAAAAGGGCACCTTTTTGTACTCTTGAAAAACTGTGTTCTGACTCTTGGGTGCAGTTTGGGCAGGAACATTTAACGAGATAATTACGGCGTGATTTTGAGTCTTTACGTTCTGACATAGGCTTTTCCTGTATAAATGGCCGTATACAGTACACTAAATATGAAAACATATCTCGTATTATTATTTAATATATGATTTTCTTTTAAAATAATTACCCACATTTTTAATGTGTCTGTTTTTTAGCGCCGTTGAGAACAACGTTTGCTATAAAAACTAACCCATAGACTCCGATCTTTTCAAACATATTGCACCATCTGTGTACATCGGGGTGAGGATATGAAATCAATGGATAAGTTAACAACAGGTATCGCCTATGGCACATCGGCTGGTAATGCTGGTTTCTGGGCATTGCAGTTACTCGATAAAGTAACTCCGTCACAGTGGGCTGCAATCGGTGTGCTGGGTAGTCTGGTTTTTGGCCTGCTGACGTATCTGACAAACCTTTATTTCAAGATTAAAGAAGACAGGCGTAAGGTTGCGAGAAGAGAGTAATCCAATGACACAAGACTATGAACTGGTTGTGAAAGGAGTCCGCAATTTTGAGAATAAAGTGGCGGTAACTGTAGCCTTACGGGACAAAAAACGCTTTGACGGTGAAATTTTTGACCTGGACATCTCGCTGGACCGTGTTGAAGGTGCCGCGCTGGAGTTTTATGAGGCAGCAGCCAGAATGAGAATCAGACAGGTATTCCTGGATGTTGCTGCCGGGTTATGTGTAGGGGATGAGCAGTCGCCGGAAAAGCGCCCCATAATTTTAGAGGCGCAGAATGTGTGGATAACCTACAAAGGAAAGCTACCGGGAAGAATTACTGGTTCTCTGAAGACGCCACCGACGGCATTGCGGTCAGAAAAAGATGATATTGAATCGCCCATTGAAAAACTGGAGGGCAGCGTCGCTGATCTGAATAAAAAATTGTCGGTGCTGATCCCTTCTGAAGATGAAAAAAAACGCCGCGATGAGCAGTTTGCGGCGTTTTACGATTATTGCATTGAAGTTACTCGCAGGAATTTTGTGAAGATTTTTGAGGAGGGTAAATCTCTTCAGTAAGCTTAATGGCGGACGCTGCAATTAATTCAGGAAGGTCCGCAAGGTCATCTGTCAGTGGATATGATGAAAAATCGGCGGCAGTTCTGTTAAGAAGCGCTTTAACTAATTCCTTTTCCTTCTCCGGCAACAAGTTGATTAGAGCTACGACTGCTTGCCTGAGTGCGATTAAATCAGCAAAAGTTTGTTTTGGTAGATTTGTGTAATCCATAGTCACCTCTGTGTTTATCAGATTGACATCCTCCTCCCGCCAGTGCCCATCACTGGTGAGGTAAGATTTAACATATCCGGGGATTTGAAGCCGATAAATCCTGATAAATATCCATGAACGTAAAAATCAGATACAGCCTGTCGGCTGCTGTTCTGGCACTGATTGCCGCCAGTGCTCCTGCCCCTGACATTCTCGATCAGTTTCTGGATGAAAAAGAGGGGAATCACACCACTGCATACCGCGATGGCTCCGGCATATGGACCATCTGTCGGGGAGCAACGATGGTGGACGGTAAACCTGTTATTCCGGGAATGAAACTGTCGAAGGAAAAATGCGCCCAGGTTAACGCCATTGAGCGGGATAAGGCGCTGGCATGGGTGGAGCGCAATATAAAAGTTCCACTGACCGAGCCACAGAAAGCCGGTATCGCGTCATTCTGTCCCTATAACATTGGCCCTGGTAAGTGTTTTCCGTCGACGTTTTATAAGCGGCTTAATGCCGGTGATCGTAAAGGCGCATGCGAGGCGATTCGCTGGTGGATAAAGGACGGTGGACGTGATTGCCGCATTCGTTCAAATAATTGTTACGGTCAGGTTATTCGTCGTGACCAGGAGAGTGCATTAACCTGCTGGGGGATAGAACAGTGAATCAGATATTCACGGTGATTTTGCTCGTGTTGGTAGGATTTGTCGTAGGTAATGTCTGGAGCGACAGAGGATGGCAAAAAAAATGGGCGGAGCGTGATGCTGCCGAATTATCTCAAGAGGTAAATGTCCAATTTGCTGCTCGAATAATTGAACAGGGGCGAAGTATATCCCGTGATGAGGCTGTTAAAGATGCACAACAGAAAGCCGCTGAAATTTCTGCCAGGGCTGCTGATCTGTCTGATAGTGTTAACCAGCTGCGTGCCGAAGCAACAAAATATGCCATACGCCTTGACGCAGCGCAGCATACCGCAAATCTTGCCGCTGCCGTCAGAGGCAAAACAACCAAAGCCGCCGAAGGAATGCTCACCAACATGCTCGGAGATATTGCAGCAGAAGCTCAGCTTTATGCTGAAATTGCTGACAAACGCTACATCGCAGGAGTGACTTGTCAACGGATTTATGAATCTTTAAGAGATAAAAAATATCAGATGTAGATTAATATTAAATCGGATTATTTTTAGCGCTGAATGTGAAATTTAAATAAAAAGGACTCTTCCATGAGTCAAAATCCTTGAAATCTTAAGGGTAAGATAAAAGGTCATTAGACAGAATGACACGTTTTATTAATAAATAAAGCTATTGTTTCATTCGTGTGTTTTTCTTTACAAAAGTAATCCTTGCTATGGTTGGTTAATCATGCGTTAATGGTGTTCTGGTTTGTTACAAAATTATCTGAAGCAGTCATTGTTATAATTTTATTATTTGTACCTCTTGAGATTTCCTTGTTGGTTTTTCTCTCTGATATTTTTTTTCGGACCATTCTGCCCAAGGGCTAACTTCTTCAAAAGGTAATAATGATGTTTAACAAAATGACTGGTTTAGTGAAATGGTTTAACCCTGAAAAAGGTTTTGGTTTCATCACGCCGAAAGATGGTAGCAAAGATGTGTTTGTGCATTTCTCAGCTATTCAGAGCAACGATTTCAAAACGTTAACTGAGAATCAGGAAGTCGAATTTGGTATTGAGAACGGACCTAAAGGCCCTGCAGCTGTTCATGTAGTGGCACTTTGAGGTAGAAAATATTACAAACCATATTCACTTTAGATGCCCGTGTTGCCATGGTTCTCAGTATAGAACATCATCTTTTGATGTTTCTGACAGAAATCCTTTCGGGGCAAAATGTATCTTTTGTAAATCAATGATGATTACATTTGATAATATTTCACAATACTTAAATGTTAGCCATCTGTCGTTAGATTTAAGAAAGTGAAAATGAAGGCTCCTTCGGGCGCGTTTTTTGTAAAGCTAACAAATTGTTTCTATTAGCTTATTTCTGCCCTTGAGCTGCCGTTTTTTTATTCTGTTAGTTGTGAAACTGAAGCGATTTAGTCACTATCGATCTCATCAAATATGGCTCGCTTTGAGATATTCCTCAAGTAAAAAAACACCTCTTCCTGCGATTTCTCACAAAAAAGATTCGTTGACAAAAAGTGACAAAATTATGAGATTCCCATCACACATTTTGACATCAGGAGCGGTATGCTGAATTCACCAAGACGGGAAGACAAGAGGTAAAATTTATGACAATGAACATTACCAGCAAACAAATGGAAATTACTCCGGCCATCCGCCAACATGTCGCAGACCGTCTCGCCAAACTGGAAAAATGGCAAACACATCTGATTAATCCACATATCATTCTGTCCAAAGAGCCACAAGGGTTTGTTGCTGACGCCACAATCAATACACCTAACGGCGTTCTGGTTGCCAGTGGTAAACATGAAGATATGTACACTGCAATTAACGAATTGATCAACAAGCTGGAACGGCAGCTCAATAAACTGCAGCACAAAGGCGAAGCACGTCGTGCCGCAACATCGGTGAAAGACGCCAACTTCGTCGAAGAAGTTGAAGAAGAGTAGTCCTTTATATTGAGTGTATCGCCAACGCGCCTTCGGGCGCGTTTTTTGTAAAGCTAACAAATTGTTTCTATTAGCTTATTTCTTATAAACATCCACAAACTGTCCACATCAGTAATGATATACAAGCCCGCAAAAAAATGCGGGCTTTGTCTTATGGAGCCGAAATGGTTGTGGTAATAGTCCCCCGAAGCCGTTGCGCTGCTACCTCAAAATAATGATCACTGGTTTCTATACCAATAAATTTTCGCCCTGCTTTCAGTGCAGCCACACCCGTTGTCCCTGACCCCATAAAAGGATCAAGGACTGTTCCGCCACTATTCACAGTCCTGACCAGTTCCGCCATTAGTTCTTCTGGTTTTCCGGTCGGGTGCATTTTCTTTGACGGGATAACCGGGAACGTCATGCAGCCGTCGAACGGACCCGAAGGCGATTTACCTAAATGGCCTTTACTGCCCCAGACGATGTATTCGCACTGATGCCGGAAATACCCGGTATGGGGTGTTCGTGACCCCCTCCCTTTGTTCCACGCAATAATTCCACGCCATGTAAAACCGCTGGCCTGAAACGCATCGGTTAAAGCAGGCAGTTGCCGCCAGTCAGTAAATACCAGGGCATAACCGCCCGGCCTGACTGCGCGGTGTGCCTGTGCCATCCATAATTGTGTCCAGTAAGCCCACGAACGGGCATCCATGTTTTCACCCGCAAATTCATCAAAGCGGTGAAGGCTCTCGCCGTTCAGATATTTTGCGTGGCTGCCCTGGTTGGTGCGTCCGGCCTTGTGTGTCGCGCCCGAACTGTAAGGCGGGTCAGTGATTAAGGCATCAATACTTTCTGGCTCAATCAGCGGCAATATTTCCAGCGCATTCCCACGACAGAGCGTGGCATTGTCAGTCTGATAAACCTTAGTGTGTTCCGGTGTATGTGCTGGTTGGTGCTGGATTGCGATCCCCACGGTCATAACTCCTCATGTGTGTGGGGTGCTCGATGGCTCTCGTTATCTGGTTAAGTGTTTTGCAGCGCGGACATTTTATTTCAATGTAGTGAAATGAGGCGCGGGCAAGTAGTTTGTTGCAATTTTTGCATCGTACATTTTGCGTCATTTGCGGCACCTCTTGTGTGGTTACTGCTGCCGATATGATAACAAATCGATCGTTTTTATCGATCGGATTTATTGCATCGATCTGTTATGCCTATTGCTTATGTATGGTGCCCTCATTTGTGAGGGTAGCAAAAAGAAAACCCGCAGTTTTTACGCTGCGGGTTTGTTGTTCATGTCTGTGAGATAGGGTGCCGTTTCGACCAACCTTAGCAACCGATTGACGGGGGATTACCCCCCCCGTCGCGGTTATCTTACTTATTACATAGTAAGAATGCCGCAATTTCCGTGCCAGCAAACCTGAATCGTAACTCGCACGGTGATGTGTGGAGGATCCAGATTATCGCTACCGCAGTTATGCAAAGTAACAGGGTTTTTAACGGAATTTGCGTCATAACGCTTGTCTCCTGAGAGGAGAGGCGCTAACCTTCTACTTGCGAAGGTAAGAAGTGTTAGGGCCTCGGTTAAACAGAAATGTTTTCCGGGGCCTTTCCACATCTGGCCTTCGGGTATTCCCTCCGACCATCAGCCGAAAGGCACCCGCGCGTAATCTATCGCTTTTTTGTTACTCCGGCAATTCTGCCTGTTAATTCTGAGATAAAGGCAAACTCATCTGATTGTTTCCCCTGTGTGAAGCTGGCAGATCATGCCACGGGATACCTTCTGAAGAGTGAACGCCGGAGGCGTGTTTTGATGTGAATTTATGGAAAGCTTCCAGTGTTGAGAAGCATACGCCGCATTCCAGGTTGTTACACTGGTAATACTTTTGCCGCACGGTGTTTGAATCATTTTCCGGACGACTGGTGCGGATACGGGCAGATGCGCCACAAAGCGGACAACGGAACATAGCGACCTCCCTTAACGTGGTGCTGCCGCTATTCTAAGTTGCTCACTCTGTTTCCGCTATCCATTCCGGGATTTTTGCCTCAAGCTCAAGCTGCGTGGTAAAGCCGCTGTTATCAATGGTGTGCTCGGCTTTCGCAATAATCCAGTCCTGATTATCAATCTCGCTTTTAAATCCTGTTACCGTGCCATGCATTTCGGGGTAGAGTTCTGCGCGTCCGCGTGCCAGTGTGATGGAGAATGATGCGGCTCCGCGTTGTAGTTGTTGCCACTTTGCCGCCGCTGCGCGTCTTGCTGCCTGCTCGTTCTGATAAGTCTTGCGTAACACAAACACATTGCCTTCCGCGCCTTCCATATAATCACCTTCACGGCTGCTGCTTTTCTCTTTTTTCGGTTTTGGCGGTTTGCGGCGTTTCACGCTGACTTTTTTCTTTTTCCCGTAATTAAGATCAAGCCAGTAAGCGCGTACCCCCGTATACGCCTCGCGGTCAGCAATGCGGAACTGATGGCGATCGCCGCTGCTGCGTGTGATGGCGAACGATGGCAACGGCTGGCCCTGTGCGTTCACGCCACCGCCGGGCATGATGAATAACAGATTACCGCTTTTTACCGTGGTGATTGCGCCCAGCATTTCCGCCATGCGCGTAAGGAAGGACATGTCGCTTTCTTCGGTCTGGTCGGCGTGGTCGATTTCAATATCCATCAGCATTTCGCTGATTTGCGGTTTCAGGCCGTATCGGTGAGCAATTGCAGACACCACGCGTTCAACGGTCACATCATGCCAGGATACTTCGCGCTTGACGTTAAATTCATCCCGAAAATCTGCGCTTCTGGCTGAAATGGTCAGTCTGTCGGGCGGTCCTTCATGAGCAATTTCATCAACAATGTAAGTGCCTTTTTCTGTCAGCGGTTCTCCTTTCCAGCCAATGAGAACCGTCAGGCGCGCGCCCCGTGGCGGTAGCTGCAACTGACCATCCGCATCATCCAGCGTGATGGTGAGCTGGTCCGCTTCAAATCCCCGGTTGTCGGTCAGTGACAGGCTCATCAGGCGCTCTGCCACGCCGGACAGCGTTTCCCCCTCCGCGAGAATATCAAAATCCGGCATTTTCACGGGGTCTGTGCCCTGACTGAGCAATTGTATGGTGGTGTCGGTCATCTTTCCCTCCCTGTGCAGCATGGTCGCATGTGCGTGCGGAGGGGGTTACTGCTTTTTGTTGTCGCCGTGGCGGGAGAACGGCGCGGGGGTGAGATTACGCGCGTGGTGGGTGATGATTGTTGCCGAATCATTTAACGGATACAAGGGGCTGAAGCTATGAGTGAAACTCGTTTTCATGGTGCCCGTGTTACGGAAAGTACCGACCTGGTAACAGCGATTAATGATGTTGATTCCAGTGTTATCGGTATCGTGGCAACGGCGGATGATGCGGATGCGGAGCTGTTCCCGCTGAACAAGCCCACACTGCTGACCCGCGTCAATGACGTGCTGGGAAAATGCGGAACAACGGGGACGCTTTATCGTGCGCTTAAGGCCATCGCAGACCAGGTGAGCACAAAGGTGATCGTCGTTCGCGTGGCTGAACACAAAGAAGAAGACGGAAAAACGCAGGATCAACTGGTTATCGGTGGTTCTGAATCTGACGGCAGCTATACGGGGATGTATGCGCTGCTTGTTGCAGAGCAGGATGAAAGCATCGGATACCGTCCGCGTATTCTGGCCGCGCCGGAGCTGGACACGGAGGCGGTAACAAAATCCCTGTGCGTGATTGCGGGTAAACTGCGCGCGTTTGTGTATGCCTCATGTCACGGCTGTAACACGATGGCTGAGGCGATTACCTACCGCCAGAAATTCAACGAACGTGAGGTGATGCTCTTATGGCC